CGAAGGCGGGATCCCACCAGGCGGCCGAGGAGACCATCCGGCGGCCGGCGATGCGCAGCTCGGCCCGGCCGTTGGCGAGCCGCGTCTCGATCTCGCCCTCGTAGGCCACGAGCTTGGCCGGATCGAGCCGGACCTCGCGCGCGTGCGCCGGCCGGAGCATCATCTGGCTCGCGAACTTGGTCGGGCCGGTGGTGCGCCGCAGCCGTGCGATGTGGCTTTCCGAGAACCGCTCGGGCCAGCGGCTCTTGCCGTTGGCATTGATGATCGGCAGCACCAGCCGCGTGAAGCCGTCCAGGAAGGGCATGGTCTCGGCCAGCTCCGGCCGTGCCACGTCGGCATAGATCGAATAATAGGTGTGGGGCGTGCCGACATAGAGCTGCGTGCCGCCCGGCACCAGCACGTATGCGATCTCGCTCAGCCGCTCGCGCAGGTCGCTCCGCTTCTGTGTCGTGTCGCAGGTATTGGGCACCTCGACATCGTCGCAGATCACGACGTCGGCGCGCGAGCCGGTGATGTTGGAGCTCACCCCGCGGGCCAGCAGCGAGGGGTCGCGCAGGTTCAAGTTGCGCTCGACCGTGACCTGGTCGGCCGCCCACTGCTCGGCACGCCTGGGCTTGAGGTGGCCCGTCCAGGGATGGCGCTCGATCACGCGACGCACGTTGCGCGTCATCTTGCAGGCGAGCAGGTGGTCGGCCGAGAGGACCAGGATCCGCAGATCGGGATCCCGCATCAAGAGCCAGGCACTGTAGAGGCCGACCAGCGTCGACTTGCCCGCGTCGCGAAAGACCATCAAGAGCAGATGCCGGTCGCCGGCCTGGCGCCGCTCCTCGAGCCAGCCGGAGATGGTGAGGTGGAGATCGGGGGTGCCCAGGCCCTGGCGCTCGTTCCACGCGGCGACGAAGTCGGGGAACGAGCGCAGGATGAGAGGCACCTCGAGCGGGTCACCGGGGCGAATGATCTCGCCTTGGACCTCGCGCAGCTCGGTTGCGGACGACACGGGCCTGGATCCTCGCCGCTGCCGGCTCAGTCGAGCAGGCTGCGGCGACGGCCACCGAGGCCGGCCAGCGTGCGCGAGCCGGCGTCGAGCCAACGGCCGTTATAGTCGAGCAGGCTGCGCCGGCTGCGCGCATCGTAGGTGCCACGCAGGGCATCGAGGCGGGAGCGGGTCTCGGCATCGCTCGCGGTCTGCTGGGCGTTGCTCTCGGCGACGAGCCCGCTCAGCACCGCGTCGATCGAGCCGCCGCTGCCGCCGACCCCGCCGGCCCCGGCCCGGGCGCGCTCCTCGGCGAGGCGGCGACGCAGCGCCACGTCCCGTTCGCGCCGGTCCTCCTGCGCACGGCTCAGGACCTGCTCGCTGCGCTGCTGCTGCTCGCGGCCGAGATTCTTCTGCGTCGCGTCCTCGCGGCGCTGGGCCTGGGCGAGGTTGAGCCCCGTCGTGGCGAGGCTGGTCAGGGCACCCATCAGTCGGTCACCTTCATGTCGAGATTGATGGCCAGGATCGTGCAGGGCTCGGGATGGTCCTGCTCGATGCACCAGGGCGGGCCGTCCAGCGCCCGGCGCCAGCCGAGCAGCCGGAGGGAGAGATCGGCGAGGGGGGGCGGGGCATCGGCCGAAGCGGCCACGAGCTCCACGGGCCCGGTGCCGGTATCGACCGCGATCCGCCGGGTCTCCTTCAGACGCACGGTCAGGCGGATGGGGCGATAGAGCAGGTCCAGCCCACCGCCCGCGACGGCCACAGGCAGGGCCTCGACGACATGGCGGAAGCGCGTGCCGCAGCGCAGGGCCGTGACGGGCGCGCCCAGCGTCAGCGTGCCGCCCGCGAGCGGGCCCTGATAGACGATCGTCTCGCCCGCCATGGCGACGATGCTCTGGCCGGCAAGCGCACCCAGGCCGGTCCAGACCGTGCGCGGCGTCGGCGAGATCAGCTCGACGACGTGGTCGAGCTGAAGGGTGTCGTCGAAGCGCTCGAGCAGGACCCGGCCGCCGAGCTCGGCGGCGACATAGAGCGTGCCCTCCACGCTGGCCGTCGCGGTGAGCCGGCCGACCGTCTCCTGAAGCGACCAGGCCGCGACATTGCTCGTCCGATCGAGCGTGACCGTGGCGATGCGACCGTCGGCGCGGGTGATGCACAAGAGCCGGCGGCCGGGATCGAAGGTCAGGTCCTGCGGCTCGACCATCAAGTGACGGCACAGGACCGCGAGGTCGGCCGCCTGGTAGGCCTGCTCGGCGTCGGTGAACAGGAACTCGCGCAGCTCGCGGCCGGTAGCACCGGCGAACAGGGTGGCACCGTCGACCGAGACGGGCTGGACATACGGTGCCGGAAGCGAGCCGATGCCGGTCTGCAGCTCGGCCTGCACGTTGGTGGGCGTCAGCGGAAAGCCCTTGACCACCCACTCGCCGGCCCGCGTGAAGACCTGGAGCTGGCGGCCGGCGACAAGGGCCGTCACGTCCTGCGGCCGATCGCCGACGAGCGTGAAGCTCACCGCCTCGTCGTCGAGGCCGGTGCCCTGGTGAAAGTCCAGATGCGCCCCGGTCTTGGAGAACCAGAGCCGGTCGGGCAGGTCGCGCGAGCCGCCGAGCACCAGGCGGTCCTGGTGGAAGGTGATCGCGACGGGCCAGCCGCGCACCGCGCTGAACGCCTCCTCGTTCCAATCCGCGGTCGCCTGGCCGTCGATCAAGGGCTCGTCGGTGCGGGCCAGCGCCTGGGTCGTCGAGATGACGTTGGTGATCGTCACCTGCCGGCCACGGATCCGCAGCCGGGTCGTGAGATGCATGGCCGCGAAGAACGGCTTGGAGGCGGTGAGCAGCACGCTGACATTGCCCGGGACGGCGCTCGCGGGGGGTGCCGCCCCATAGATCGGCTGGAGCGTGACGTCGGAAGCGGCGAACCGGTGGAACGGCTTTCTCACCAGGTCGTGGCCGGCCGGGCCGGCGACCCTGGCAAAGCCCAGCGGCCGCAGCTCCCAGCCGGCGGTGCCGATCAACAGCTCGTGCAGCTCGACCGCCGGATGCGCGAGGACGAGGCCGCCCCCGCGATGGGCCCAACGCACCTCGCGCACCTGGGCACCTGCCCATGGTGCAAGGAGCGTCGCCACGACCGTGCCGGCGATCACGATCTCGACGCGGCCGCTGCTCAGGGCGGCCAGCGCATGACCGTCCTGGAGGTCGATCGCGATCAGGCGCTCGGCCCCCTGCAGGGTCGTGACGATGCGCGTGCCCGGCCGACGGGTGACGCCGCCCGAGGCCAGCACGATGACGTTCGTGAGGCGCCGGCAGCCCTCGCTGGCGGCGCGGATGTCCAGGCGACCGGCGAGCAGCGGGTCGATCTCGCCCGCCGTGAAGCTGGTCTGCAGATCGCGGGTCGTCACGACAGCCTCGCCGCGATCAGCCCGAAATCCTCGAACGCGCGCGGCGTCGACTGCTGGCTGTCGACCAGACGGGCGAGCTGCAGCTCGGCCCCGGCCAGCCGGTAGAGCACCTCCGCCCGCGACGCGTTCTCGGTCACGGGCAGGCAGAACTCGGCCGCGACACGCGCCACCAGGGCCGCGACGAAATGCGGCGGCAGCTCGGCGGCCGTCACGCGCCGCTGATAGGTGAGCGTCACGGCAGGGGCATCGCAGAGCAGCCGGCCGCCCTGGACCCGATAGACCAGCCCGCGGCCGCGCCCGTCGGTGCCCGCCGAGATCGTCCGCAGGAGGTCGGCCGGGAGCAGGAAGCCATGGGCGAAGTCACCGGCCGGCGGGGCAGGGTCGCGGGCCAGATCGGCCGTGCCCAGGCTGAACGACCAGGGATGGCTGGACAGGACGGCGTCGCGCACGATCGGGTAGAGCCGGGCCGCGATCACCGCCTCGGCGGAGGGGTCGGCGAGGCTCGCGATCGGTGTGGCGCCCAGCTTGACGAGTGCGGCCGAGCAGAGATCCACGTCGGTCGTGGGCATGGGGCTCCTTTCGCCCGTGCACGCCGGGCGGGATCGAGGGCTGCACGAGCGCTGCCGCTCGCGGGATCGGAGGAGGATGGGAGCACCCCGACGCCGGGCTCGGACCGGCGTCGGGGTGAGATGGACGAGCGATCAGTCGGTGTTGGCGTTCAGGCCGACCGCGTTGCCGATGTCGACGTTCGTGGTGTCGACCTGCCGGACGATGTTGATGCCGAAAACGGCGGTCCCGCCGATGCTCGTCATGGTGAAGATGACGTCACCGACCTTGAGCAGCGTCCGTGCGGCGTTGAAGTAGCCGGCGGTGTCGATGTCGGTCGCGACATCGGGGGTGCGATAGCTCCACAGGCTCATGCCGCTCGGGGCCGTCGCGATCTGGCCGAAATCCTTGATCAGGAACGCCATCTCAGCTCTCCAGGCAGGGCATCTTCACGACGCCGGCGGCGTCGATCAGGGCCGCACCCTGTGACATCGAGTTGGAGACGAAGTGCGCCGCACGGTCGCCGTGCCAGGTGATGTCGGAGACGACGTCCTGGCCGACCGCATGGCCGATGGCGCTCTTGTGGAACCAGAAGCAGGTGCGCACCGCGCCGGCGAGCGGCAGGCCGCTGTGCGGGATCCACACCGTGCCCAGCCAGCGCTTGGCCTGGCTGCCCTGCCAGGGCAGGTCGTCCTTGCCGACATAGTCGGTGCTGGCGAACTCCGGCAGGCCCAGGAGGTCCGACCACTGCTTCCAGCCGATCACGGCATAACGCTGGCCGTCGTCGGGGACGTCGTTGGCGCCCAGGATCTCGAACGCCTTCAAGACCTTGGCCTTGGACAAGGCGGTGGTGCCGTCGAGCGCTGCCTGGCTCGCGGCGTCGAGGGCCGCGACGATCAGCTCGTCGGTCTTGCGGCCGAGCGCATAGGCCCCGGCATTGGTGACGACCTGCCGCTCGTCGATATTGACCTTGAGCTCGTCGAGCTTGTCGATCCACTCGCCGGCGTAGAAGTCGCTCAAGGCGACATCGACGACCGTGTGCTCGACATTCATGACCGGCACCATGCCGTGGCGCGACTTGGTCGCCGCGGCACCCTTGCCGACCCGCTGGAACGTCGTGGAGACGCCACGCACCCCGTTCTTGACGCGAACGGTGCTGCGCAGCTTGGAGCCCATGCGCTGGTAGGCCTCGTGCACCTCGCGCTCGAACTGCTTGGCGAACGCCTGGTCGATCGAAGTGGACATGCGTTTTCGTGCCTCGTGGGGCTGGGGTCGAAGGAAGACCCGGGCCGCGATCGGGCGAGCGGTGCACAGCGGACGGTGGCCCGTCGCGTTGTCCCGATCGGTCGTCGGTCGCGTCGCTCGATGGTGCCGTGCTCGGGCGCCTGGCGTAGGCGGCGGCCGAGCGCGGCACCTGCGGTCGGGGTCGGCTCGTGCGGTGCTGCCCGTCGGGGCCGCACCGCGCGCTCGCGTCAGCGCGCGTAAAGCCGCGTGAAGCCGGCGGTGACGCGGGCGATGAGATCCGGATCGCGGTCGCGCCAGTAGCGCGGGTCCGCCAGCATCGTGTCGAGCTCGGCCTGATCGATCGGGCCGGTCGCGGCACCGCCGCCGGCCAGCGCCGGCTCCTGCGAGCGCATCAGGGCCTGCATCGCGCGCACACCCTGAACGGTCGAGGACAGCGTCTCGTAGGTCGTCGCGTCGAGATGGGCCGCCCCCCAAATGCGGAGCTGCCCGGCCATGCGCGTCCAGGCCTCGCGGCCGCCGCAGCCGGCCGCGAGCTCGTCGATCATCCGCTCCGCCCGCGCCTCGCCGACCACATCCTCGATCGCCGGCACGAGCAGCTCGGCGGCGAGGTCATAGGCGAGCTGGGCCTGGTCCCGCGTGAAGCCGGCGGCGTGCAGGCGGCCGTTGACGGCGGGGTCGGGCTCGAGCAGCGGATGACGCGCCTCGATCGCGTAGTCGGCCGCGTCGGCCGGCCGGCCGAGCGCCTCGAGCACCCGGTTCCGCGCGGCGGCGTCGCCGAGCAGCGAGGCGATGACCGGGGACAGATCGATCGCCGCCGGATCGGTGTCGGGTGCCGGCGCCTCGGCCA